AATGCTTCCAATGACGGAGGTTTTGTTGTTGAGCGTGGTTCTTCCGAAAGCAATGTTGCTTTTATCTGGGACGAAGGAGACGACAAGTTCAAGGTTCTCTCTACTTCCGCAACTGCTGCTGCTACTGACATCTCTTCGACTGACGGTAGTGCTTCTCTTGCTGACTTAGACGCTAACCTCTACCACAACGGTACAGAGTTAGGAACAGTCGCTGAGTTTGAGTCTGCTTTAAGCTAAGATTTAGCTCATCCATCATTAAGGGGCAGTCCAATCGGGCTGCCTCTTTTTGTTTACAAAGATAACAACAGATAGTAGGATAACATCATGCTAAGTCATAAAGAGGGAAGTAAACTGCACGATAAGATAGCAGGTGCGTATCGTAATAGTATCGATCTGATGGAGGATATGGGGGAGTACAACGCTGCTCTTCTTAACGGAGCAAGACAGTTCCTCAAAGATAACAATGTTGTCATGGACTCAGGAGTTGGTACGCCGTTAGAAGCGTTAGCTAATGACTTGAAAACTTTACCATTTGAAGAAGAAACACCAAGAGATACCGCCCAAGCTACGGGACTTTAGAAACTTTCTATTCCTGGTTTGGAAACATTTAAACCTTCCTGATCCTACAGAACTCCAATACGACATCGCTGAGTACCTGCAACACGGTCCAAAGCGGTCTGTTATCATGGCGTTCCGTGGCGTAGGAAAAAGTTGGATTACGAGTGCCTTTGTAGTACATCAGCTACTGCTGGACCCATCCAAGAACATACTTGTTGTATCAGCTAGTAAGAATAGATCAGATGACTTCTCTACCTTTACCTTGCGAATCATTCAGGAGATTCCCATTTTACAAGGATTAAAGCCGTCAGAGAACCAACGATTCAGTAAGATAGCATTTGATGTTGGACCTGCTCCTGCTTCTCACGCTCCCTCTGTTAAGTCCCTAGGTATATCATCCCAGCTAACAGGTTCTCGTGCTGATATAATCGTGGCAGACGATGTGGAAGTAGCTAACAACAGTGCTACTCAAGGAATGAGGGATAAACTGGATGAACAAGTAAAAGAGTTTGACGCTATCATTAAACCATTGGACACCTCCCGTATTATCTTTCTTGGTACTCCACAGTGTGAGGACTCTATCTATAACAAACTACGAGAGAGGGGCTACAAGAGCCGTATATGGCCTTCAGAGTATCCAGATGAGGTAGAAGCTACCAATAACTACGGAGGCGATCTAGCACCTCTTATAGCAGATAACATAACTCCTGAGACTGTTGGTACTTCTACAGAACCCTTACGGTTCACTGATCTGGACCTAGAAGAAAGAAAGATGTCGTACGGTCGTACCGGATACGCTCTTCAGTTCATGTTGAATCCTAAGCTAAGTGACGCTGATAGATACCCATTAAAGATTAACGATCTGATCATAACAGATGTTGATGTGGATGTAGCTCCTGAAAAGATCGTGTGGTCCAGTGACCCTGATAACTGTGATAGAGAATTACCTAATGTAGGATTAGCTGGGGATCGATACAGAAGACCTGCTAACACCGTTGGTGATATGATACCGTACACAGGTTCTGTGCTATCTATTGACCCATCTGGTCGCGGTAAGGATGAAACAGGGTACGCTGTGGTAAAGATGCTTAACGGTCAGTTGTTTGTTCCAGATGCTGGTGGTATAAAAGGTGGGTACGATACTAAAACCTTACAACAACTAGTAGCTATAGCAAAAGATAACAAAGTTAACAAAGTAGTGATCGAGTCTAACTTTGGTGACGGTATGTTTATGGAGCTGATAAAGCCTCTGTTTAGAACAACCTATCCTGTAACTATAGAAGAAGTCAGACATAACAAACAGAAGGAGCTACGGATTGTTGATACCCTTGAACCTGTACTCAATAGTCACCGTCTAATCGTTGATCCTTCCGTCATCGCTGATGACTACAGGTCTGCTCTTAGCTATCCTATTGAACAACAAACCAGGTACATGATGATGTATCAGTTAAGTAGGATAACAAGAGATAGAGGTAGCTTAGTACATGATGACCGTCTTGATGCTTTATCAATAGCTGTTGGTTATTGGGTGCAGCAGATGGCTGCTGATGTTAACCAATCTATGATTGATAGACAACAAGAGTTGCTTCATGAAGAACTAACAAAGTTTACTGATAGCTTTCATAAAAGAAGTAATAACAAAACCTCTTTAACTTGGGTATAACAAATCTTGTTCTCTTCGTTCTCATCGCTATTGCTCACTTCGTTCACCAATAGCTCTCTTTAATAGATATATATATAGTGCTGTTGTAGTTAGTTTAAATACAGTTATATTGTTATAGCTATACCTTGTAATCCTAAAGTCTAACTTTAGATTTACTATGTGGTTTATTTATAAACACACCTATCCTTAAAAGTTAAAGTTAAAGAGTTGTTATTAGTCTCCTTTGTTAAAGTAACAGCGAAAGAACGAATGAGTCTTTATCGAACGATAGTGAGTAAAGACGATAGAGCGTTAGCGATAAAGTATGAGCTGTTCAACAGCTGTAACTAATCTGATGGATGTTGAAGTATCTGCTAATGTTATCTTTGTTAAAAGGAAGGTAGCAGCAGCTACAACTTATACGACTCTAAAGCGAAGTGCTTGTACACTTGTTGTTTAATACCTATAATTATTTTTAAGTACAGTTATAGGTACTATCTTAATATCAATATTATAACGATAGACAGCCGAAGGAAACATGTAAAGCATAAAATTTAAAACCCTAGATAAACACTAGTCAAGAATCGTACAACAGATTTACCTATGAAATCGTCTCGTCTTATGATATGGTTACAAGTGATGAATATCAACGATCAAACAGACACCTTCCAGTACGAACTAGCAAAGCTCGTGTATCGATTTAAACGAGAGTACGATCTTAACGACTATACAATAGCAGGGTGTCTGGACTTCTGTAAACTATCTGTACTGACTGAATCAGATGATGTTATCTTTGAAGGAGAACCTATCGAAGACGATAACAATGACGACACCTTTGACCCAAGCTTCTAGTCGCTCCGCTCCAGACCTTCCGATCATTAAAATTATATCTGAAGAGGAAGAGCTGTTCGTAAAGCTAAACCTGGAGATGGAAGATAAAACCCACAAAATGCTTGTTAAATGGGGCAAAGAAGTAGCATCCGATGAGGACTACATAAGCATAGCTATAAGGGCTGGTCTAGAAGAGTATGTAGATGCCTTAGATAACAAGCGATAAGTAGCACTCCAAAAAGATTTGGTAGAAAAATCTGAAGCCCCTACGCTATATACGCGTGCGTTATTAATCCCCCGCATACCCGTAAGATTATTATAGGGGAGGGATAAAAGGTACGCGAAAGTAAGTAAATGTGGCTACAAAGTGGCTACAAAAACAGTTAAACCTTTTATTAAAGGGCTAAAACCGCGGATTTAAAATCCGTTGCACTTAGTGAGTGAGGGTTTTTCCGCAAATCGACAGAGATTGCATGGTGTTTGCGTCAAGGCTCCTGGTCAAATCATGTGTTGAATCAATCGCTTGTTAGTGTATTTGCATGAATTACTTGTCTATGTGTTTTTCTCTTTCGATGTTCTATTTTCATTTATTTTTGAAATGATTGAAACGATTGAAACTTGAGTTAATACCGCTTAAACACTAGCACCTAGCATTTTCATTCTCATAAACTATTGTTATTCAATAACTTATAGTCGAGATTGGTTTGGCTTAGTACAGTAGGTAAAACTTTTTTCATTTTTTATTTCGCTGATTTACAGCAACTTACAACAATCTTGAAAAAAAAGATTTGCTATATTTTGTAATTCTGTCAAAAGCTAAAAACATGAATGACACTATTATGAATACTGGTTGCGGTCCAAAGCCAAAGCCTACCTTTAAACAATTATATACCAAGCTAGAACGCATTGAGTTTTTAGTCGGTAAGTATCAGCATCTCTACCATAAGCACGCTAGAAGCGAGTATTTCGGACTTTCCTATGAGTTGTCTACTCGTGCTAGGAATTGGGAATTACAATGGCTCGACCTTTACAAGGTACTTTCAACTTATCACCGCGAACAGTTCAACAAAGAGCAATCTAAAAGAGGTGTGGCACTTAACTACGATTTTGGTGATCTTCTCGCATAACCAAACAACCAATAACACCAAAAATACCTAATAGAATGAAAAACTACAAAGAATACTTAGATTATTGCCAACGCTTGGCTGAAGATATTAATGACAGCTACTCAGATGACATAGAGGTCACTGATCGCATCCATGAAATCGCTGATAACTGCCAATATGTTATTTACTACGCCAAAGCGTGGGACTTGGTAAATATGATGAGAGAATATAATCACGAGCTATTCACACAAGCTGTAGAGGAAGTTCAAGACAACGGTTTTGAGCATGAATTGGCAGGTGATGTAAACAAGCTAATGACTTGGATTGCTTTCTTTCTCATTCGTAATGGCATTTATTCAGCTTATCAACACATCGAATCGGAGGTTGTAGCATGAAACAAAAAATCTTTGACCTTCTCATCCTTAACTTAATCTTTGGCTCTTTTTGGCTCTTTGCTTTGATCTACTTTACTTCCTAAAGCACATGAAATACACAAAACTTAAACATGCTATCAAACAGGCTAAAAGAGTGGAAACTACTATCTCTATTGGGAGAGTTCCTTATTTGCATCATTTTAATGCCAAGGTCACGAAGCAAGACGCATTTGAATGCTTAAAGCCTTATTTAGAAGACGACGACATTGCCGGAACCGGATTATGGTACAATGAAAAGGATGAAATAATTGCACAAGCATTTGGCTCTGAAAACGAAATCTTATCAATAGGAATCTAAAAACATGAAAATAACACTAAATCTTACTTTAGATCAATTCCGGGAGCTTAAATACTTAGTCGATTATCAATTAGATAAAGACAGCAATCTTGTAAAATTCAATGAAGATGAAGATTTGATAAATGCTTTATTGGAATTAAGGGAAAAACTTCGCCAACCAATTGTTACAAATGAATAAAATAACTATCTATTAAAAAACTATATTACTATGAAAAACATCGATCAAAAAATCAAATCAATCCAAGCTTCTATCTTTTCAATACTTGAA